GAAACCGATCAGAACGTTAAAAAAGGAGCTCAGCAACGCATTCGTGAGCTAAGTGGGACAGTCAAGTCACTTAAACAGCAACTTGAGGAGCTAAATGGTAGCGGGCAACCCAAACCATATATCCCTCAGATTGACCTGAATCAAGAGGTGACCCCGGATCAATACCGACAGCATGTATTGCAACAAGCCGACGCTTTAGTCGAGCTTAAGCTAAAACGGTCGGAAGCGGTAAACCGCATAAACACGGAGTCCTCGGAAGTGATTAAAAACTATCCTCAACTTGACCCTGATAGCGATAGCTTTGATCCAGAACTTTCTGAAACGATATCAGAGGCTGTATTGGCACAGGTAAAACTTAACCCTTACAGCACATCAGTCAAGAAGTCTGTTGATAGACTGATGAAACCCTTAACAAAGGGCATATCGAACGGAGTGGCACAGGAGAGAGAGACGCTTGCGAAGCAGGTCTCACAATCCGCTCTTAGGCCCACTAACGTAAGCAGACCAGAGAAAACAGCGAACGAGAAATCTATTGCTGAACTAGAGTCCGAACTTAGATTTGTTCAGACTTAGCTTCGATATTACTAATAATTTAGAAAGCTTATGGCAGTATCAGGTGCAGCGATCGGTTCCGGAATCATAAACGGAAACGGCAACACCCAACTCTCGCCAGAAGTCGCAATCTATTACGAGAAGGTCTTTTTAGACAGAGCTCAATACCCTCTAGTCTTGAAAGAAGGTGCTCAGTTGAGGACTATCCCCGCCAACGGTGGTAGACAAGTCAACTTTACACGCTATTCCCCTCTCGGAATAATCACCGATCCTATCGGTGAGTTGAGCAACCCCTCAACTTGTGCGATTACTGCGAGCACAGTGTCCGTGACGCTATCTGAATTCGGTTTGACGACCACTCAGTCCAAACTCCTTACCCTCACGGGTATCGACTCTGGAATGAAGGAGAAAATCGAATTGGTAGGTCAGAATATGGGTGAAACTCTTAACCGTTTGGTTAGGGGCGAATTAGCAAACGCTTGTGAGTTCTATGGTAACAGTCATCATGTTGCCAGTTTCACAGCAGGTGACGTTTTGGATGCTTGCAACATCAGACTAATTGTCCAGTTGCTTGAGCAGAACAAAGCTAGAGCCTACAAAGATGGTATGTATCTCGGTAAGACCGACCTATTCTCCAAGTTCCGCTTAACTAGCGACACAGCTTGGTTGAATGCTAAGACTTACTCAGATGTCAAAGACCTCTACAAAGGTGAAATGGGAGATCTCCTCCAAGTCAGATGGTTACTAAACCTTGACACTCTATGTTCAAGTGAGGCCGCTTCAACAGCTTCTTCGGGAGTTGCTCGCTACCACACTTTCGTTCATGGTGACAATGCGTTCGGAACCTATGATCTGGATTCCGACAAACCCAAGTTGTACATTCTTCCAAATGCGGTTGATTCAAACTCTCCCGCAGGACGTGTTTCGTACATCTCCTGGGCAGGTGCTTATGCGGTCAAACTTCTCAACTCGAACTGGGTTGTTGAAGGTAAATTTGCCTCCGTATAACGGCATACTCAGCTCCTCTATTGGGGGGCTGGGATATACCGGCGTTACTACTTTTCACTTATAGTAATATCCCCTCGTAGGATTAAAAGGCTTATGAGGACATACATTACGGGATTTAACGGATTCTTGGGACGGAATCTAGCGTCAAGGCTAGGTGGATTCAATGCTATCAAGCATCAAGATATTCAAACAATAGTTTTAGAACCCTTTGAAAGGTTCTTTTTTTGTTCCGCTTATGGGAACATGATCTTCCACAATGACGACGCTATGGTAATGAAAGCCAACGTCTCGGACTTAATTTCTATCCTCTCCCGAACTGATTTGAAAAAGGGATTTGATTCGTTTGTCTACATCTCCACCTCCTCAGTCAAACGTCCCCACCAGACGATGTATTCCAGAACCAAGAAAGCCTCAGAAGAAATACTTTTGGGAATTGCGGAAAAGTACCAACTTCCTATTTGTATCATCAGGCCATATTCCATCACGGGGGTAGGCGAGCAGAAAGAACATCTAATTCCTACGCTCATCAGATCGTGTTTATTTGGCGAGAAGATAAACTTTGTACCGGAACCCCGCCACGACTTTATTGACGTTCAGGACGTAGTTGATGGGATCATGGCACTATCGAACAGACACGCAAAAGGAGTATTTGAGATAGGTAGTGGTAAGTCATATTCAAATCAGGAAGTATTGGACATTGTTGAGGAAGTCCCCGGAAAGAAAGCAAACATGACCTTAGTTGAAAACATGCGACCTTATGACACCCGACAGGAAGATTGGGTGAGTACCAACCCCAAAGTTCGAGAGTTCGGCTGGAAACCAAAGAAGTCACTTAGATTATCAATTGAAGAAATGGTAAATGCTGAACAAATTAGAAATTAGGGTTTTGGAAATATCCCACAAATTAGGTTTAAGTCACCTGAGTTCGT